TTAAATAAATAATTATATTTAATACTATTACCATTGAAAACATACAACATATAAAATTTTAAAATGGAATCGCACGATAAAAATGAGTTAAAGTGCCAAAATCACTTACGCCTAGACATACATGGCAATATAAAACAAAAACTAAAATATTTTATTGAAATAAAAAAAATTCCAAATATTATATTTTATGGTGTATCGGGTTGTGGTAAAAATACAATCGTAAAACAATTTATACAGGATATATATCATAACGATAAAGAGTCTATAAAAAATTATGTAATGGAAGTAAATTGCGCACACGGAAAAGGCATTCGTTTTATTCGCGAAGAATTAAAATTTTTTGCTAAGACAAATATAAATTTGAAAGATGGTGACTTTTTTAAGTCTATTATTTTATTAAATGCCGATAAGTTAACTATAGATGCTCAATCCGCATTGCGAAGATGTATCGAACTATTTAGCCATTCTACTAGATTTTTTATAATCGTAGAAGATAAATATAAATTATTAAAACCGATTTTATCTAGATTTTGCGAAATCTATATACCTGAACCTATAATTGATGGTAAAATAGTAAACTTACATACACACGCTATTAACGAAGTATATCATATGGAAGACATTGTAAAAAAAAATAATATAAAACTTAAGAGGGAATTAAAAGTGGATAAAGAATACACATTAAACCAACTTATGGAGTTGTGTTCAAAGTTATATGAAAAAGGATATAATAGTTTAGATATTATTCGATTCATTGAAACATCATCTGCTCGCGATGAAAGTAAAATTTTCGAATTTATGATAACATTTAATAAAATACGAAAAGAATTTAGAAATGAGAAAATATTAATGTTCTTTATATTAAATTTTTTCTTTTTTCGTAGTGATGTCACTTTAGAAAATATTTCATTTATGTAAATGGACGACTTTAATTTAAGTAGTTTACAAGAATCGCGCAATGAATACTGTTCACGTTTAATTACATTATTGACGCCTTGTATTATAGATGGGGTAAAATCTATTTTTGAAGAGTCTTGGAAATTATGTAGTGAAAATGACGAGAAATCAAAATATCTAATGACCTTTCAGAATTTCTTATCTCGAGTCCCAAAATGGAATCCTAATATTATATCGCAAGAATGTTCCCGTATTAAGGAGAAAAGTAACTGTGGTTATATATCGGATCTAATCACATGTGTTCACATTCTACAACTGAAAATGTTGTCTTGTATGAGAGTAGGAACAAAACAAAAAAAAGTAAATGTAAATGTGCCGATTTTAGAAGATTTTGTTCACAAGGTTTATATTAATGCTGCTCGAAAAATATATACAAATGTATACTTGTTTGAAATCGGAATATCTTCTCTTAAGGCTCAGAAGAATTCTCGAGAATTAGAAATTATCATAAGGGAGTGTATCTTACAAACAATACGTGAAAATATACCTGTAGAAGAATTGCTGAAACTATATATGAATGAAACTGTAGAAGATGTAGTCGAAGTCCATGAAAAAGAAGAAATTATTTCTCAAAATCCGGTGATTGAAACGCCCGTAGCTGGAAGTGTTTCAGATCCATTAACCACTGATTCTAAGTTATCAACAGAAGATAAAGATACAATTTCCAAAATTAAAGCAGCATCTATGTCAACATCAATGTCGGCATCTTCTTCAAATGGCGTAAGCTTTAATATGAAAAACAATGAAATTATACCAATTGAAAAAATAAACAATGATAATCGCGACGATAATGATGACTATAATTTTGGCGACAGTAATGGAGATGATGACTACGATGATGACGATGATGAGAATATTAGATTGAAAATTGGCGATAACGTGGAACTAAGTGTTGACGCTTTTCCTTCTGATGCGATTGAAAGCGATGCCGAAGATGATGCCAGTAGTGACGTTGATATAACGATTGATGAAATACCATTGCTTGACGATTAACAATTTGCTAATTTACTAATTTACTAATTTACTAATTTAATATTTATTCGTAAAAAACAATAATAGATTATTCCTTTATAGATTATACATAAACATTAATGGATAATCTATATATCTCTGCCGCGATCATTGCTTGTATTTTTCTTTTAGCAAAATTCATTGAAATTAGGTTTATTTCAAAACCCAATCTTGACAAGGATGGCGAACCTGAACCTAAACCAATGAAGAATATTTTTCGCGATTCTATAATTGTTTTTATATCCTATATTTTAGGCCATTTTATAATGAGACAATTTAGCGAATCTCCTGTCATTTTAGGAGAAAAACCAGATGTATTTACAGGTGCTCCGGGGTTTTAAACCATATATAGTAATATAGTAATATAATAAACTTTGTAAAAATATAACATAATTTATTTTATATTTTATGTTATATTTTATGTTATGTTATATTTTATGTTATATTTTTTATTTTACAGTTTGATTATGATAGCAAATTATATTTCAAATAACATATGACGGTATTTTATCGATATTTATAATCCTATGTTTCTGCTTTACTTGTTTCTTAGGGAACTCATATGCTGAAAATATTGGCTTAGATAACTGTGACTGCGGTGTATGATTATGAACATTTCGAGCAATCATTTTATATAATTTAAAATCGGGATAACGTTCTTCTCCATTTGTTTTATATAATATATTTCGATTCTGATCATCTGTAACCCATTCCACTATTAATTTCGCAATAGGATTTTCCTTACATATCTTAGTAACATCGCTTATATTATCAATAAAATAATCAAAAATAGAACACCCTAAGCGACATAAATCAAAACTAAAATTAGGATCAAGGCGCGGTTTTTTATCATTTAAATAAGGTTCGCAATTATATTGCGTGGCTGCGTCTCCTGTCATACTGAAGCTATCGCTACATATAACTTTCGATTTATATCTGTAAATAGCGCGTCCAAAATCAATAATCTTGAAAATGCGATGATATGTAGGAACGCGGTAGTATTTTTTATTATATAAGTAATAAATGTATTCCTTCTCGGTATAAACAAACATTACATTATTTGTGTGTAAGTCATTATGCGTAAATCCGAATGCTTTTTGATATGTAATGAGGGTCATAATAATTTGAAAAAGCGCCGATTTCCACTCTCCATCTTTCATATCTTCTTCTTGCATCATCAATGAGTCCAGTGTGTCATCGCACTTTTCTAACATAATTGCTGATACAGGGAAATTATGTAGTGTAGCCCATAACGTATCATCGTCTTCATCATCACATTCGCTATCGTATTCACTACTTTCTGCGTCGTCATCTTCACTGCCAACTCCGCTGCCTAGGATAGAATCGTCGCCATCGCCATCTCCATCACTATCATTCCTACTTCCACTTCTACTATCAATATCGATATCATTTTCATAGTCATCATTAATTTTTTTACCATTTGATTTAACAGCACACCTGTCAACATCATCGTCATCGTCATCGTCTGTATAAGAAGAACGCGATGAACAAGACTCTGTTTCACTGTCAGAACTATTTACAGCATCCTCTTTGATATGAAATTCTTCTATGTCACCACTATTATTTACTACATTATTATTATCACTATTAATATTATCATCTTTTGCCTTATCAATACCAAAATTGCTATCACAAGAAGGAGGGAGTTCTATGGTATTTATATCAGTGATACAATATTCAGAAGAAGAAGAATCACATACATCAACAGTAGTATCTGTGGTATTAGTAGTGGCAATAAAAGGCGTATCATTAAATACACCCTTAAGTTCGTTACATACTGAATCAAAATCATCAGGAATAACATATTGGATACCATCATTGTCTTCGCCATTACCCCCATCACTAGTAACATTATTTTCAATTTTAATTTTATGCTTCATATTTCTAGTTCCATTTTTATTGCCTTGGCTGCTATTAGAATCAATGCTGTAACTTTCTATATCTTCTACATTAAAAAGAATATTTTTATGTTTATTAAAATATTGATTCTTATCTAAATAGTCTATATCATCTATAACATTATAATGAAAATTATTTTTAGTAGCATTAAAAAACCCATAAAAGTCGAGACCATTTATAAAATCATGATGATTTAATAACTGACTTGATAGATATGAGAAAAACCCATCTACATATGCCGAGTTATTTCTATCATTTGCTTTAAAAATACCCTGCGAATTATCAAGTTTAGAAAAAGTAGGAAGATTCAAAACTTCACTGTTTAAAGTTCCACGCGTGCTCTCACTTGCTACATTATCATACTTTCCTGTCATATACTTTATAGGATCGATTAAAGGGGAAAATTTAATAAAAATAGGTTTATGAACAATTGTTAGTGACTCGGATACACTATCAAAACTATCTATAACTGAAGCTTGAATATTATTTTTATCAACAATTCCAGATAAACACGATACGTAATATCGCTGATTTAAATTTATAGAGTTGTAATTAGTTTCATTGAAATTAAAATAATTCTCATATATCGGGACGTAATTTTTACTGTTTTTTATTTCAAGTTCAGAATCTTCTAAAGAAGAGAAAAATCCGGAGTTATCGACTTTTCTATAATACAGAGAAAACGTTCCTTTACCAGGAGAAAAAATAGTATCGCCACTATCAATATTCATACTCTTAATTATTTAATTCAATACATATTTTTATTATGTTTCAAACTAATAAACATAAATTTATATATATTATAGATTTATTGGGTTATAATAATTATATGCGTTTATTATAGTTGTATTTTTTAATTTATATTATTATATTAAAGCAGCATAATAAATTAATATCAATGAGTGTTGGATTAGAATTAGCAAAATTTGATATGCGATCAATTAGTTTTAGACCCGACGAAAATAAAGGCCCTGTTATTGTTCTTATTGGTCGTCGTGATACTGGTAAAAGTTTTTTGGTAAAAGATTTAATGTATTATCACCAAGACATACCTATAGGCACCGTTATATCTGGAACAGAAGCAGGTAACGGTTTTTTTGGAGAACACGTCCCCAAACTTTTTATTCACGACGCATATAATACAGCAATCATAGAAAATATATTAAAACGCCAAAAAGCGGTGTTAAAACAAATGAAAAAAGAGATTGAATCATATAAACGAAGCACGATTGATCCGCGAACTTTCGTCGTATTAGATGACTGTCTTTTTGATAACAAGTGGACAAAAGATGTCATGATGCGTCTTCTCTTCATGAATGGGAGACACTGGAAGATTATGCTTGTCATTACTATGCAGTATCCTCTAGGTATACCACCTAATTTAAGAACCAATATTGATTATGTATTTATATTGCGCGAACCATACATAGGTAACCGAAAAAGGATATACGAAAATTATGCTGGTATGTTTCCAACATTTGAAAGTTTTTGCCAAGTCATGGATCAGTGCACCGAAAATTTTGAATGTCTTGTAATAAATAATAACGCAAAATCAAATAAATTACATGATCAAATTTTTTGGTATAAAGCTCAAACACATGGACCATTTAAACTTGGAGCGAAAGAGTTTTGGGAAATGTCAAAGGATATTCATTCCGACGAAGAAGATGAACAGTATGATCCAAGCAATGTAAAGCGCAAAGGTCAAGGACCAAAAATCCAAGTCAAGAAAAATAAGTGGTAAAAAATAAAAAAATAAACAAATAAACAAATAAACAAATAATCAATATAATTTATTCATATTAATTATTTCATTAATCATTTTAATCAAAAAAGTGTAAAGAAAGTTGTCATAATTTTATCAGTTTCAACTGAAGGATATTTATTATCAGTTGGATCAGTATTTGATACAACGCCCAGACACATCGAAGGTATACTAAAATAATTAGATAAAACTATAGTTAAATATATACTCTCGGAACCTATTAATAATTTATTTATGTTTTTATTATCATATTTTGTATCATTGTAATTTATACCTTTTATCATTTCACTAATAATACTTTTAACATTATTATTTGACATATTATTTATAGTTATAACATCATTTATTGAATATTTTGTTTTTTTAATAATTTTTTCTGTTTTTACATAATCATCTATTGAATTTATATTTTTATAGTTATTAAAACTATTATGAATAATAGCAGATGAAACGTGAACAATACTAGTTGGTTTTAAATAGTTACTGTATATTAAAGATAAATCTATAATATATGAAGGCTTTATTAAAGTAATAATGCGTTCCATTTCATTGATCAAGTATGTTTTATTTTTAATTTTATTGAATGATCCTCTAGAAAAAAAGAAATAATTATCATCATAAAAATAAATTACTCCATTCAATAATTTTATTTTTTTAGAATATATTTTTATATGATCGGTAAAAAATCTAATTTGACTTTCTATATTTATGTTATCAACTATTATAAAAGCCCCTTGTATATTTAAATTGATATCAACATTATCAAATCTACGGTGAAACGGTTTGTTATTTTTTATCATATCTAATAACCAAGTATTTTCAGATAATTTTGCCGGTGTATGAGTAAAAATACTATTTATCCAGTAATAGTCTTTACCATTTATATTTGTTGGTGACATTGTAACTAAACTATTTCTAGCTAATATGTCAACTGAATATTTTACACCGTTAATCGATAACTGAACATATGTTTCTATATTTTTACCTGTATCATTTTCAAAATAAAAATGATATCCATTTGGTGTTTTTTCAGATACAGTATCTTTTGGCACGTAATCCATTAAAAAATTAGAATTATTGATACCATCTTTAAAATCTATATCTAAAACAATATATTTATCAGGTATAAATCCGATAGCATTTTTATTTTTAAATCTGTCATTTTCCT